TGTGAGTGTGGTGGCATTGACATTGGCTCCGCCCAAGATGTTGCCACCTGCGATGTTGCCTATGGCAACAATAACACCAGGTGTAAAAATATTAGCACCAGCAATGTTGCCTGACACGTTCAATACAGAAAGCACATTGCCTGTGAGACTCAATTGGTTTGTGTTGACGTTGCCACCAGTGACGTTGCCAGTGGCACTTACCACACCTGCTGTGTTTATATTACCGCCAGTGATGTTTGCAACAGCAGTCACAGCACTACCACTGACCCCGCCAGTGACCTGTAGATTGCCCCCGGTCAGCAAAGTTGCTATTACTGCACCTGGTGCAAGTAGGTTGCCACCAGTGACGTTGCCACTGACCAAAACTGTGGTACCTGTAAACAATGTGGCATTGACATTGGCACCGCCCAACACATTGGCGCCTGAGATATTGCCTGTGACGGTTAAAGAACTGGCATTGATTGCACCAGAGATTGTGGTGTTGCCCAGCACTGTGAGCAAATTGGCTACATAATCAAATCGCAGGGCCGGGGACGCAGCAGCATTTCCCGACTCATTAAAAAGAATTTCAGTATTTGCACCTGGCACAACTAGATTGCCAGTGATGTTGCCGATCACGTCTCCAATGAAGAATCCGCCAGTGACAATATTGCCACTGGCTGTGATTGCACCGCCAGTGACCTGCAGGCCATTGGCATTGAATGTTCCGCGAGTTACTCCAGCCACACCTATGGTAATTGGTCCAGCCGCTGAGGCTATGCTCACATTGCTGCTGCCGTTGCTGATGGTGTTGCTGCCAGATTGTCCTGTGCCGCCCAGCACAAACGTGCCGCCGGCTTGATTGGTAAATGTCAGTGCTGTGGCATTGCTGGTAATGGTGGCATTGTTGAGATATACTGTGTTGCCGCTCAAATACAAGTCGTTCCAGGCTTGTGTTGCGCTGCCCAGATCGTAAGTGACGTTGGCAGCTGGCAACACATGACCCTTGAACGTGGTGTTGGCAGCACCAAACACTGCGGTATTGCTGGTGTTTTGTATGCCAATGGTAACAGGACCGCCAGCGGTGACTGTAACATTGCTTTGGGCCAACGATATATTAGACGCTGCCGCAGCGGTGACGCCAGTGATTCCAGAACCATCGCCCACAAAATATGCAGCGTAAATTGTGTCTACTCTTTTGGCTGGTGCACCAATGTCATACACAGCATCAATGCTGGGCATGATGGTGCTATTGGCTTGAATGTTGCCGATGCCATTGGCACGCAACACTAAATTGTTGTTGACACCGCTGACTGTGATGGTATTGCCAGAGATGACCACATTGCTGCCCACAGGGCCAGCAGTGTAAATCTCAGTAAAATTTTCGTTTACAGCAGTGAATGCATCACGTAACGGTTCACCAGTGCCGTCGTTAGCGGCAGCACCTGTGTCAATAATCTGTTGTGCCATAGGTCTACAATGTCCTCTGATGTATTTACCAAAAGGACTTGTTTGCTATTTTAGCTTAATCTGGTGTATGTTAAATAACTGCCACTTTGTATGTCAATGTTGGCAGCACTGGTCTGCGCTTGAATGGCCACATTGGCATTGCCGGCACTGTAGATGGTACCGGTAATTCTAGCAGTTCTGGGTGTGGTTCCTGTCATGGCCTGAGTGGCTGCTGCGGTACCTGACACATTGGAGGTTGAAGCAGCAAACGCTGAAGTTTGTGTGGTCTGTGCTTCCACAGTGTAATAACAAGTGCCAGCATCAAAATACGTGCTGAATCCAGTTGTGGTTCCTCCAGCTGGCAATATAGGCAAGTAGGCTTCAAACTTGTAGCTGTAGCCTCCCAACACAAAGAATCCCAGTGTGCCCACATTAGCCTGTACAGCACTGTCAAACGCCACCGTGGTGGGTTGCCACACAATGTTTTCTACACCAATCCCTGTGCCCGCGCTCAGAGCCGAAATACTGATGTTGGCACCCACAATATTGCCGGTTGCAGTCACAGTGCCGCTGCGCACGTTGCCTGTGGTGCTGAAGTTTTGGGTGGCATTGAATGCCGCAGCATCAATGTTGCCTGTGGCACTTACTCTGTCATTGCTGTTGATGTTGCCACCTGTGACATTGCCTGTGGTACTGACACCGGCTGCACCGGCACTCACAGCACCTAAACTTATGATATTACCGCCAGTGATGTTGCCAGTCACAGTGGCCAACCCAGCTGTGATCAAATTACCGCCAGTGATATTGCCAGTGACACTGCTCAATCCTGAATTCAAAATGTTTCCAGTACTGACATTGCCAATTACACTGGCATTGCCGCTGACAAAAGTGTTGCCAGTCACAGCAAAAGTGTGCAACGGAGCAACATTTGCTATGCCTACATTGCCAGAACTACCAATCACTGTAATTCTAGTTGTGGGAGTTGCGGTGCTGCCAGTTTGTATTTCTATGTTGGCATTGCCGTTGGTGTCAGCATACACAGCCCGGATTCTGGCTGTGACTCTAGCAGCAGAACCAGTGGCGTCTGACGTGAACCATTCAATACCACCAATATTGCTGCCCAGCGTGGTTACAGCAGTGTTGGCATCTCTAAACCTAATCATTTGATTGGTGGTAGCACCTGATGTGTAGCTGAATTCAATGTTGCCGGTGGCCACTGTGACATTGCCGCTGGTGACATTGCCAGTGGCCGACACTTGTCCTGCCGTGACAACATTACCGCCAACTACGTTGCCAGATACACTGGCTAGACCAGTCACAATCATACCAGTGGTAGCAAACACTGCCACATTTGACACCCCGTTCACAGTGATGTTGGCATTGCCATTGATCACAGGAATTTCCATGCTGGTTGTGCCGTTGAAAATTTTGTCTGCATTGATATTGCCCACCAACACAGCATTTCCGGTCACTGTGAGATTGCCTACTATGTTGACATTTTGACTGCTCAGTGTGACTAGGTCACCGGCGTTGATGGTTTCAATAGTGTAGTCACCACTGACTCGTTTGACTGTGCTCATTTACAGATCCTTTGTGTTATTTATGCGGTACACAAAGTCAGTGATGTTGACCGTGGTCAAGTTGCCCACAGATTTGAATTCAGGCACCTGGGCTGATGTGTCGCCCATCACACGGTAAAAACTGGTGTCTGGAAAATCTCGGCAAATTGTGACTATTTGTCGCACCCAGTTGCCTGTAAACGTAGGTAAACTGGAGCTTTTTTTGTAGAATTCTGTGTCGGCGTACACATTGTTGAACCGGTTGCTGGCAGTTGGGCCCATGTCAAATCCAATGAGGTATATAGCCAAGTGGCGGTCAAGAGCTGCCAGGCCCACAGCAATAGGCCCAGAACTAAACCCAAAATAACTCTGTGGCACCGAGCGTGCGCCCAGGCCTGGCAAGGGTTTTCTAGTGTACATGGTGTGATTTTGTGCGTATCCAGAATTCTGAATGGTGTGTGCGATAGCTCGATCTGTGCTGACCAACACATCCGGCTCAAACTCTCTGTACAAGGCATTGCATCCGTAGATCTTGCCCAGTGGTTTTAACTGGTCAAAGTTCACGGCCAGTCGGCTGATGCCGTTGCCCAATACAAATGCTGCGCTCATAAAAAATCCCCCCTGTATGTATCAGGGAGGACTTGACAGTGTTACAAATTAGGAAGTAACGTTGTCCACAATGGCCAGGTCCAACAGATTCTGTTGACCAACAGTCACAGTGCCTGTGTTGGCAGCGCCAGTGGTGCCTGACTTGATCACTGTGCCTTCGTCGGTGAAGAAGTTGGTGGCGTATCGTTTGTCCGCAATCACTGAAGTAGCTGTGTAGTTTGATCCGCCGGCCCAGTCTAATAGGAACTTATTAGTGAGTTTGCTGATTGTAGTAGCGGTACTATCACCAATGGTAAACGTAATGGCCATGAGTCCAGCAGCAGGAGTCACATCGTCATCTAGCACACACACGCCTACACTGTTGGCTGCGCCGTCGCCGGAACCGCCCACTGAGGTTGCAGTGAACACAGTGCCCAGGCCATAGTTGGCAGGTGCACCAGCAGCAGGCCAGTCAGTGGTTGTGCCAAGAGTGCTGATTTGATAGGCTTGGCCTACCACAAATGAACCATCGTTGACGCCGGTCACATCGCCCACTAGATACTTGTGGCTGCCTTTTTGGCGGATGATATAGCCCTGTGCCACACCAATTCCCGAGCCTGAAGGATCGGCAATGTTGACTATGACATCAACTCTGGGATTGGTTGCTGAGGGAGTGTCAGTGGGTGCTGCACCGCCTACCACGCCTAGATATTGAGTAGTGTTGAGTGTGTTAGCAGTGTTGACCACTGGAGCAGTCAACGATCCAAAGTTAGGAAAGGCAATATCCACGCTGACGGCTGCGCCGCCATTGCCAGATCCTGTGCTTGTTTTTTGTATTTTTAGAGGACGTCCCATTTTGTTTCTCCTTAAAGAAGTCCGATCGGAGTTCTAGTCCGTACGCGGTGGGTTAAACCGCATAAAACGCAGAATTGCGTTGACAAGTATTTATGGTGAGGTTGAAATAATTCACTGAGTGGTCTGCGCTGTAAATATTAACATGGACTCAAACGAAATAATCACAGACGTTGCTCGACTGATCGAAGAAGGCAACAGACTGCGCAGTGAGAACCGCCCAGATCAAGCTCTCAAATGCTACATGCTGGCCATGTGTCATGATCCAAATTCTGCCGCGGCATTCAACAACTATGGCAATGTCATGCGTGAGTGCGGACACCCGCGTCGAGGTATACCATTTCTAGAATATGCCGCCGAAATAGATCCCAACAATGTCACAGCACAGTTTAACTTGGCTGTGAGTTATTTGATCCAGGGTGACTATGCTCGTGGTTGGCCGGCCTACGAAGCACGGTGGCAGTACGAACACCTGGCAGGGTCATTGCCACAGCATGCTCAACCTCGCTGGACTGGCCAAGATTTAAAGGACAAAACTATTCTTGTGATAGGTGAACAAGGGCACGGAGACAACATACAGTTTTGTAGATTTTTGTTTAATTTGCATGCTGCTGGTGCCAAAATTTTGTTCCAGGTCACTGATGGCATGATCCCATTGTTGGCCAACGCCAGCATTGTTGACTGGGTGGGCAGATACACTGACACTCCTCCTGAGTTTGACTACTGGATTCCCATCATGAGCATACCTGGTGTGCTGGGCGTGACCATAGACAATCTGCCCAAATCCATAAGTTATATCAACCCTCAAGATTCTGCCGCAAAACAATGGCTGCAACGGTTGGGAGCCAAAACACGCATGCGAGTGGGATTCAGTTGGTCAGGTCGCAGAGATGCCTGGCTGAATCAACACAAAGGCATGCCTTTTGAAACCATGTTTGAACTGGTGCGAAACAATCCTCATTATGAGTGGATCAACCTGCAGGTAGATGTCACCGCCGAAGAAGAAGCTGCACTGGCTGCCATTGGTGTGACTGTGTATCCTGGAAGTATACAAAGTTTTGCTGACACAGCCGCATTGATGAGTTGTTTGGATGTGGTGATCTCAGTGGACACTGCTATCACACACTTGGCAGGGGCTATGGGCCGTCCAACTTGGCTAATGTTGCAGTGGTTTGCCACAGACTGGCGTTGGATGTTGGATCGAGATTCAAGTCCATGGTATCCCACTGTGCGTATATTCCGTCAGCCCAGCATGGGCGACTGGACTTCAGTCACTCGAAAGATAGAACAATATCTAAGTTGGTTCAAAGTATAGCCAACAAAAAAGCCCCTTTCGGGGCTTTTTTGTCCTTCCCATCCCTGGGTTGGTTCTCTGATTAGGAGAATGACAAGTTGGAAACTGCGATCTCGCCAACGTAGTCACCAGCGTTGCCGAAGCTGCTGGCTGTGTTGGTCAATTCGATGTAACCATAACGTGTCATGAATGACACGACTGGTTCGAATGTTGAA